CCTTTTTTCTTTACCGGCGGTTGGTTGACTGGGATACGCCCTCGCAGTGATTGCGGGGGCTTCCTAGTATAATGGGAACCGTTATCAATAAGCCTATTGAAAGACGGTAACATTGTCTAAACTCGGATATAAAATCAGAAGTTTCTTCACGCGCCCAACGTCCCCAGCATTGACTGAAGGATGGACTAGGATTAGCGGCAGTGGAACGCAAGTGATTCCACCTTATGACGCTTACGCGCAGATTTTCCCATATTCGAACGCCATTGCTGGACGTTTCGCAACTATCATTCCTTATGCGGTTGATGCTCAGGGCGAGCGTATCAACCCGGCACCACCGGCGCTTAAAGCATTGTACGCACCTAATGACCAATTCTCTTGCCTTGAATTCCTGAAATTCATCGCCAATAGCATTCTCACCCAGTCGCATCTTGATATTCTAATCTGGACGAATCAAGGAGGCTACATTCAGCCGGGCGGCGAGGTCACGCCGGACAATATCGCTGGCTATACGTTCCTCCCGCAGGACTCTAGGCAGTGGGATAGCAGTCATACGACTTGGACGCATCGCGTCACCATGACCATTAACGGACGTTTGGAAACACGCACTTTTACTCGTGACGAAACTATCTCGCTCAGCTATTCCACTCACCCTCTTGACCCGTCGCGTGGAATCAGCCCCGCGCAGACCATACGCAAGTGGGCGAACGTTGATGATATGATAGCGGATTACGAGCGTGGCTTCTTCGCTAACGGCGCTGTCCCGGCTGGCATGATGGGCATTGTGTCCGCTACCGCAGACGATTTCACCCGCACCAAGAATCAGCTTGAGCAGGCGTTCCAAGGCGCCGGACGCAATAACGGCGTGGTCTATAATATGATTCCGGTAGACCCTCTGAGTGGTAAGCCGTCCGATACCGGTAAATTGGTGTGGGTGCCTTTCCAGCAGGCGAATAATTCACTCGACTTGTCCAGTCTTAATGACGTGGTTAATAGCCGACTTGCAAGCGCCCTTGCGGTTCCTGATATTGTGCGCGGTATCGATAACGGGCAGACCTATGCTAATGCGGAGCAAGCGGAACGCGCGTTCATTGAAAACACGCTGAAACCTTTGTGTATGACGGTGTGGGACAAGTTTCAGTTCGAACTTGACCGCATTACTGGCGGTCTAGGCTATGGGATTAATTTCACGCTTGATATTCCGGCTCAGACTGACGTGCGCAAGGTTCAGGCAGACACTCAGGCAGTGCAGGTTGATACGCTTATCAAGCTTATCAACGCGGGGGCGAGCGTGGAAACCGCTGTGAAGGCGTTGCACTTGCCCGATGAATATAACGCGTTGGAACTGGAACCGGCCACACCGTCTCTTTTCGTGAAGCCGGAAGCCCCGCAGATTGTGCCGCAGATTCAGGCATCGAAAGATGATGACGTTAACACGGAACCGGTCAAGCCGGGCGTTGAGGATGCAACGGTAGGCAAGGCGGCTAAGCTGGTTCGCAAATACTATCGTGACCTAATTGACCTTAATCTAGCGGCGCATAATTTCGCTAAGACTGACGTTGACAGTGGTGAGATTCAAGCCGAACTCGTCGACGGCCTTTTCTCCGTCTATGAGTCTGAAATAGTCTCCTACGCTAATGCGACGGGCAAGACGATTATTCAAGCGATGCAGGAGTTAGCTAAGACTAATCCTGATATTGCCAAGATTCTTGACGCTTGGACTCCCTCTCAGATTGCACAACTTGTCGGCTGGGAGTCACTGCCGGACACGTTCGAGAAGGCGTACCGCAAACAATTGACAAAGACCGTGACCGCTGTGACGGGTACCGCTAATAAGAGCATTACCAAGATTATCGCGCAAGGCATCAAGGATAAGCTAGATTATAAGGAACTTGTACACCAATTGTACGGGTTGCTTGACGATGACCGTGCCGAACTCTTGGCCGGGAATGAACTGCGGAATGCGGAACGCCTAGGGAACCTCTATTCCGCGCAGAATCTCAGCAAGAAAACCGGCGTGACCTTGAAAAAGGTCTGGCATACTAGCGGTCTTGACGCTGGCAGTGAGCAGAAGCCGTGCCCGTTCTGCGAGCATATGGACGGCAAGGTGGTCGGTCTCGCGGAAAGCTTTATGGACGAGGGTGATTCCGTGGATATTGACGGTGAAATCTTCACCAATGATTATGTTTCGATGGTTACGGCGGCGGCTCACCCGCGCTGTCGTTGCACGCAGACTTACGAGGTGGCGTGAAAATGGAAATCAAGTGCAAGAAGTGCGGAAGGTTTTTAGGCGAGACGGAGCATAGTATCCGTCTTATGCTCAAGTGTCCTAACTGCCGTGCTTATCTGCTTTATCACATCACCATGCTTAGTGAGAATCATTCTCATTAATAGTGTTAGAATCAGTGTAGAGCAATAAAGCCCCGTAAGGACGCTCAAAACGTAAGGAAATAGGAATGCAACAGACACTCACATGCGACGCGAACAATGTCAGCAGTGACGGCCACACGTTGACGTTCCTTGCCAACTCCGGTACGCGCATGACCAATGGCTACACGGTAGACCTTGCAACACTGCAAGCCCCCGTGAATGACGGCCAACTTAAGCTCGTAACCGACCTGACCGAATCTGACCGACTGACTTTGCCGCTACTGCTTGACCATATGCCGAGCATCACGGCGCAAGTCGGCATCGTCGAGAAACTTTGGTTTGATGATGACGGATTAATGGCTCAGGCTCGACTAAGCGACAATGAGCAAGGCCAGAACGTGCAACAGTTGGCAAGTGAAGGAATGCTAACGAACTCTTTCAGCATCACAATTGACTTCGATTCTGACCCCGACGAAAACGGTGTAATTCATAACGCCGAACTCGTTGAGATTAGCGTAGTCTATCGAGGTGCCGACAGTAAAGCCGTATTCCGCAGTATAAACAATATCGAAGGAAAAATAATGGAACTCAAGAACAACCTTACCAAGGATGAAGCGCAATCCCTGATTGACCAAATCACGGACGCTATCAATGGTCTGACTGAAAAGGACGGTGACAACACCGAACCGGAAGAGCCGATGCAGTCCAACGAGGCAGAAAATAGTAAGGAGGGTACCGTGGCTAATGGTCGAACCAATATCATCATCAACAGCGCGGGCAGTGCGCGTCAGTCTCTCGCCAAGACCAGTGACCCGCTGAAGGACTGGCTGAAGAGCGAGGATGCTACCAAGGCTTACGAGCAGGCGTTGTGGCGTACCGATAATCAGGGCGTGCAGGGCTTTAAGACTGCTTGGCGGGAGGAACTGGCGCGCCACGCCTATGCCGACAATGCTTCCATTGATGAAGCTAGTGTTGGCAAGCTTGTCCCGACAAGCGTTATTACGGAGATTGAGGACGTTCTCAACAAGGCTAGCGAACTGTGGCCGCTGTATCGTAAGCTTGATGTGGACAGCTTCACTGTTGGCGCTCAGTTGGCAGGCTTGACCGATGATACTCGCGCTCACGGCTACAAGGTGGCAGACTATGGTACCTCGAAGAAGACGCAGAAGTTTAATCTTGTGGAACGTAAGCTTGCCGCCGATTTCGTGGTGAAGTATGCCGTGCTGAACAAGGGTGATATTCGCCGTACCGATAAGCCGGGCGCCCTCGTGAAGTACCTGCTGGCTGAAATGCCGAATTATATTCTTCACGCTATCGACCGTCAGATTATTCTTGGCGGCTATACCGACCTTGATTTCTTCCGCTCCGTGCAGACCGATGCTAAGGACACTTCCAGCGAGTTCGCGGGGAAGAATTTCGTTCTGAGCGCGGCCGAGGGTACTCGTGCTAATCTCGTGCTTGATGTGGTCGGCCTTGCATCCAAGATTACCGCCACCGGTACCAAGGTGCTCGTGCTTAGCCCCGATACCAAGGTGGATATTATCACTGCCGCAGATGGCATTGGCCGTCCGCTCGTCGGCTACGGTAATGATAATCTCGCCGCCTACCTTGGCGTGGATAAGGTTATTACGCCGGACTGGTGGACTGAAGAGGATGACACTAAGACCCGTGCCGTAATCATCGTTCCGGAAGCGTTCGGCATTGTCGGTGACACGTCTATTAGCGCGTTCACCAATTTTGCTCTGAAGACCAATGAGCAGGAATACCTGAGTGAAATCTTCGCTGGTGGCGCTCTGATGAAGGTTAAGAGTGCCGGTATTCTGACTCCGAAGGCTGGCGACTGACGATAAGTGACGGGGGTAGGGTTACGACTCTACCCCCCCCTCGTTTTTAAGGATTAGACATGACTGATATTTATGCTCGCATTTCTGACGGCGACGCTCCGAAAACTCAACAGGTCACACAAGTAAGCTTTGTTAACGACTCCGGTAAACACATTGATATTGGGGCAAGCGGCGAAATGAGTACTGTTTTGACCAAGCTACGCGCAATCACAGCACTTGCAAGTGTTGCAGACCTAACTACGGTCATTGCTAAGGTTAACGAGATTCTGACAGCTGTAGCTAAGGAATAACAGACGGTAGAATAGGGGTATCACAATAGTGGTACCCCTTTTTCTATTTCGAAAGGAAAACTAAGTTGGCTTTTATCCCGATTGATAACATTGGCGGTGAGAACGCTCGTAAATGGTTGCCGACCATTCTGCCCGCATTGCAGAAGCTTTTATGTGGCGCGATGGTGTCTCAAGCCACCGGAGTCAACCCAGCCATCGTGAGTGAAGATGGTCAAACAATTGTTCTAGCCGCATGGTATAGCAGTATTACCAGAGTGACGGTTAACGATAATCCAGCCGCATTCACATTCAATCCGACTGTGGGCGACATGGATTACACTACCGGTCAAGTTGAACAGATGTACGGCAACACGCTCACCCTCGAAACCAAGATTGAGCCGGGCACTGTCGTAACCGTCGCAGGAACATACGGTTTCGATACCCTCCCGGCTAGTCTGCAAGCCGTGTTGTCAGACATGGTCAGTGCAATGCAACGACATGCGGACGAAACGGATATAATCGCCAGCAAGAGTATCGAAGACGTTAGCGTGTCCTACCAACGGAACACAGCCACGGACACACTCACTCAAGCAATCCAACCATATCTAAGCGTCATTAACATGTGGAGTCTCTGCGAGAAGCCGTTAGGCGTCGGAGGTATCGCAACACCCAACACACTGCCAGTAGTGCCGTATTGGATTGGGGACGGTGACGGTCTTGGACTGTAATCCATTCAAACTTTTTCCCGACCAAGTGGAAACCGTCGAACTCTGGAAGTATGCGAGCAGTGAACGAAACAACAAGAAGCTGGCGGACGTACATGCGATAATCAAGCGTTCAACCAACTCGGACGCGTTCGGAGACTATGGCGTGCGTATCGCCACTCGCCGATTCCATTTGCAAGCCGAAGACATAACAGCAGACCTGCGAGACCCGGACATGCTATTAGACCTGATAGTCAAAACCAAAAACCGAGCATTCAAAATCACTCAAGCAAGCCAAGGCGATGACATGACCACAGGGAAAACACGGTTCATCACCGTCTACGCTCAACCCTACGGAAGGAGCACACTATGAGCCTACACGTCACAATCAATAAAGGCGTGTATGAGCAAGGCCGTCAAGCCATGCGCAATGGATTAGCCCACATGCTCACCGACATACACAAGGACGCTGTAACCAACGCCCCAATCGGCAAAGCACCCGAAGACAAACACCCCGGACTATTGAAAGACTCAGGACGTTTCAAACTCCAAGGCATGAAAGGCTATGTCGCCTTCGGTGGCGGCAGAGTCCCATACGCCAAACGACGAGAATACGAAAACCATCGACACCCCGGCACAAGATTCTACCTGCATCGGGCAGTAGCTAAAGCACAAGCACACGCGGACAATTACTTCCAAAGGATACTAAAATGATTGAACTGGCAGTAGCATTAGACCTAGCAGAACACGGCTTCGGCACCTATGGTGAAACCATCTTCGTAAACGAAAGCCCCATATTAGACACGGGAGCAGTTAGCAGTAAAGATGGCATATGGATAACCTCAACCACAGTAAGCAACGGCAACGGGCATTATACTGACCAACTCACAGTAAGCACACGCTTCTACGATGTAATCCGACAAGGCGAATACCTCCTAAAACTCATGGAATACATCAACACACAGTTGGTAGACCAATGCACGCTAAGCTGTCAACCCGAAAGCCCAATAGTGTACGAGAAGTTAAACATAAGCCCAGCAAGCAGTATAGACCTAGACGCGGTAGACAGTGAAGGCCACTACGTGAAAAGCATCCACTTCACCATAACCTACCCGCTACCAGATTTAAGTGGGGTAAAAGTGATAAACTAGGAACTAAGCAGAAAACGATAATCATTCTCAATAAGGAGTAACACAATATGGCTACTACAGACTACAGTCTAATCGGCAAGAAAACCGTTTATATTGGACAAGAAGAATTCGGCCCGGAACTCGTAGGCTCCGATGGTATCACTATCACACTCACCCCGAACACAGTGGACGTGGAATCACAAGCCGGAACCATTAGCATTCCAACCGGCACTTATAGTGAGATTATGGCGACTATTCCACTGATTATTCCTAACATGGCAGTGCTTGGCCGTATCTTCCCGTCTCTTGCTACTAAGGGTGTGGCAGGCACCAAGGTCACTTTCGGTGCGGGTGAGTGTTCCGCCATCACGTCCTACCCTATCGTGATTCACAACACGTGCGATACGGATAGTGCTAACGACGTGTATATCCCGGCCGCTCTGATTCAGAATGGTGGCGAGTTCACTATCGGTAGCACGAGTGACCCGGTGGCTATCGAACTTAACGTGACCATGCTCCCTGATGAGAAGGGTTATGTGAACTTCGGTTGCTCCGACACTACCAAGCGCACTAAGTATGACCCGGAACAGCAGAAGTACGTTGACGTGGTGGACTCGGCAAAAGCTAACACCGTCCAAAAGTAAGGAGACTAAACCATGTCTGAAATCGTCACTATCGACACTCGCGAACAAACCGAGGAACACACTTTCAAACTGATTACCTCCAATAATCCCGAAGGCACCGTGTTCACTGTGAATCCTATGGGTGCGGGCACGTATCTGAAGTTCATGGACAAGGTGAAAACCCTTCAGGCGTTGAACGCTCAGGACATGAGTAGTAAGCAATTGTTGAAGATTCAAAACGACTTGTGCAATCTGCTTATCCCACTCGTCTCCCCTACCGACGAGTTTAAAACGTGGGCTGAGGAAGCGGAACAGAAATACCCGCTAGCATATCAGGCGGTTATGCGTCAGATTATGCGTTTCGTGTTCGGTAAAACGTATTTCTAACGGGGGTAGTCAATGACGGTGCATAAGGTCATTGACGATTTTACGCCGGAGCAGTTAGCGAAGCTTAAAGCCATGCGGCAGGCTGAGAGCAAGTCTAAAGCTTCGGCGTTTTTTCGTGATGACGAACTACTATTAGCTGAGTTCGGCAAATATTACGGCTGGCAGGCGATACGTGACGTGCTAGCTGACGAGGTGAGTTACGAGACTTTCATAGCCTTATTGAACGCTGGGCGGAGTCTCGCAATCCGTGACCGCATACTGCGCGTGAATGATATGTATGTTGCGGTTGGAGCGTCGCAAGTCAAAAAGGGAGACAAGGTGTTAAAGCAATACGTGAAGCAATTGGAACGGGGTATGTGATATGGCGCAAGCGGGTGAAATTCGTTTCGATGCCGTTATTGACACGAGCGGTTACGAAAAAGGCGTAAAGGATATTCAGAACGCCACTGACGAGATTAAAGAATCAGCGGAGCAGGCGGACAAGGCCACCGAAGACGTTGGCAAGAACGGTGGGAAGAACGCGCCAAGTATTAAGGACGCGTTCAGTAAAACGTTCGACGGGATTAGTGACCTTGCGGACGGACTGGGTTTGAGTCTGCCTAGCAAGCTTGTTAAAGTCGCGTCGATTGGTGGTGCTCTTGCCGCAGTCGGTGGCGTGTTCAAAACGGGTATTGACTCGGCGATTAGTCAGATTGACGTGCAAGGCACTTTGGACGCCCAGTTAGGTAAGGGTAGTGTGGCCGCTCAGAATGCTGGCAAGGTGGCGGGCGAACTGTACCGGCAAGGTTGGGGTGAGAGTTTGGAAGACGTGGCTAATGTCGCGTCTAACGTCAGTTCTGTGATTCGTGGTATCGGTGAGGGTGATTTAAACACTGTCACGAAGGCTACGGAAGTGTGGGCTCAAACCTTTGACGCGGACGCGGGTGAGAGCGTGCGTGGCGTAAAAGTCCTTATGGAGAAGTTCGGTTTGAGTGCTCAGGATGCTACCGACTTGATGACGAAGGGTATGCAGAATGGTCTGAACTACACGGACGAACTCGCTGACAACCTGAGCGAGTATGGTGGCCGTTGGGCTGAAGCCGGAACGAGCGCGCAAGAATATTTCTCACTGCTTCAGGCTGGCGTGGATAGTGGAGCCTACCAATTGGACAAGGTGGGAGACTTCCTTAACGAATTCCTTACCTCCCTTACGGACGGTCGTATTGAGCAGAGTATTGGAGAGTTTTCAAAGGGCACTCAGGACGTTTTTAACAGCTTCAAGGACGGTAAGGCCACTGCGGAAGACATGTTGAACGCGGTTATCAGTGAAATGGGCACCATGACCGACAAAACCAAGGAAGCTAGTCTAGCGTCAACCTTATGGTCTAGTCTTGGCGAGGATAATGCGCTTGGCATGATTGAAGCTCTCGGCAACGTGCCGAACAGTTATGAAAATATCAAGGGTGCTACAGACGAGGCCGCAGACTCCACTATGAGTATCGGTCAACAGTGGGAAGCGTTCAAACGTACCATGAGCGGCACACTGGGTGACGCGTTCACCCCATTTGTTAAGGGCTTCCTAGACGGTTTGACTGATATGACCAAGAAGTTTACCGACTTCGTTAATAGCACTGATTGGAGTGGGCTAGCCAATATTTTTGGAAGTCTTGGCACTGCTATTGGTGGCGTGTTCACCGTAATTGGTAATTCGATTCAACCCGCATTGGATTTGCTTAAAATGTTCTCCGATTGGTTTAGTGCGAATAGTACGTGGATTGTTTCAACACTTGTTGGTATCGGTGCCGGTTTTGCTGTGTTCAAGACCGCGCAAATTATCAGTAGCGTGGTCGGGTTTCTTCAGTCGTTCAGTCTTGCGGAAACTGCCGCTACAGCAGCGCAATGGCTGTTTAACGCGGCTATGGCGGCTAATCCGCTGGTGTTGGTTATCACGCTATTGGCGGCGCTTGTAGCTGGTTTGGTTTACTTTTTCACGCAGACTGACGCGGGTAAGCAAGCATGGCAGGACTTCTGTCAGACCATGCAAGACTTGTGGCAAAATCTGTGCGACTTCTTCCAAAACATTTGGGATAACATTACTAAGTTTTTCACCGACGCTGGGACGAACATTCAAAACGCGTGGAACGCTGTCACAGATTGGTTCAGCGGTATCCCCGGCAGAATCAAGGGTTTCTTCAACGATATTGGCGCATGGTTCGGGAGCAAATTCCAAGAAGCCAAAGACGCTATTGTGAACAGATTCAATGAGGCAGTGGGCTTCATCACGGGTATCCCCGGCAGAATCAGGGATTGTTTCAATGGTGCGGTGAACTGGCTTAAGGATGCTGGCGGGAATATCGTTCGAGGCTTGTGGAATGGTATCAGTGACATGTTTAATTGGGTGCGTAATAATATTCTTGGCTTCGGTGGGAATATCGTCAAGTGGGCTAAGCAGGCGTTGGGTATTCATTCCCCGTCGCGAGTCATGGCCGAAGAGGTTGGCAAGTATATTCCGTCTGGTATTGAAATGGGTATCAAGGCTAACACTAGTGGTTTGATGGACTCGTTGGACTCGTTGAGTTTGGATATGGTTGACGCTGTTAAGGTGCCGACTACTACTACTGGCTCACTGCCGGTGTTTGACAGTTCTGCTAGTGGTGTCACGTCTGCGATTCCGCAGACTAGTATTGTTATTCAGAGTATGCAGGTGCGTTCTGATAATGATATTCGTCTTATCGCGCAAGAGTTGAACCGTTTGCAACGTCGTGACTTGAAGAGGGTGTGAAATTGAGAATCGTTTTCAATAACACTGATTTAGCTACCGTATTGCCGGATACCGTGCTTTATATTGGTAACGTTACTGGCCGTGAGTTCGTCAGCCCGGACGTTACCACGGTAGCGTATAAGGGTGCGCACGGTAGTCGATTCGTAGGCAATCGTTATCCCGCGCGCGATATTAAAGTGGAAGTAACCGTTATCGGTTATTGTTTTCAGATGATGCCATCTTACGCGTCTAAGCTTATGAGCGTGCTTGCTACCGACGTGCCCGTTAGTCTGTCTTTCAGTGACCAAGAGGGCACGTATCAGGCTATCGTTAGTGCGATTGACTTGGAAGAGCATGAGACTTACGCGACCGGTACTATCACGTTCACGTGTCCTGACCCGTTCCGTTATGGTGCCGTGTATGATATTGATTTCGACACGCTCCCGACTGACATGTTGCACACCAATTACAATGTGGAACCGGTTTTTAATCTTGTGGTGAATAAGTCCGCCAACAATTTCAGTATGAATGTTAACGGTGACGTGCTCACTTTGGATATGCAAGTCGCTCAGGGTGACGTGATAGTGGTCAACAGTGAGACGCGTACTGTTACCGTCAATAACAAGCTGACAGTGTTGGAAACGTCCGGCACGTTCCCGAAATTAAGGCAGTCGGGGAATACGGTTAGGTTCTACCCTGACTGTGGCGGCAATGGTTCGTATACTGCAAGGTGGCTGTGATGCTGGCAGAAGACACTATCACCCTTGTGGGATTGCAGGGGCATGAACTTCGTACGCTCAGCCCGCGCGCTGAGTGGACGTTCGACCAACGTTCCGATTCCACTAATCAGCTCACCGTTACTGTTGACATCGGGGAAGCAACCGACGTTGTTGGGGACATGGAGCTATTATTCCAGCACCGTCGGTTCGTCATTAACGAAGTGAACCGTACGCGTGATACGGAGACGTGTGAGATTATCGCGGATGAAGCGCAGGCTGAAATGGCTTCAATCGAGGTTGAGTCTTTTCAAGTCGAGAAGGCGAAGTTGAGCGCGGCGGTCACGCAATTGCTTTCCAATACGCTTTGGACTGTTGGAACGATTGAGGATGATACGCGCACGATTTACGCCGACTTGCAAGGCAAGAAGGTTACGGAATTGTTGACGTGGTTGGCTAATCAGTCTAACCAAGTGTTATCTTTCGATTCCGCGCACCGTAAAGTTTCGTTTATTAAACGGGATATGACGCCTTCCGGTGTCGTGTTCAATTATGACGTGAACATGGCGAATATTAAGAAGACTGAGACGCCGCCGACCTGCACGGTATTGCATCCTATCGGCGCCAACGGGCTGACTGTGACGAATGTGAATCATGGCAGTGAGTTGGTGGAAGATTTCGGCTGGTACACGTCTTTGGGCATGAGTGAGAATGAGGCACGTGCCCGATTCACGAAACGGCAGGAATGGCAGGACGAACGTTACACCGTCGTACAGAATCTGCTGGATGATGCGAGGAAGAAACTCTCCGTGTCCGCCTATCCGACGCTATCTTACGATTTGGCGGCTGTTGACGGTATCAGTGATTTACGTTTGGGGCAGCAAGCGTACGTTTGGGATAATGTGCTTGACGTGCGTGTGTTGACCACTGTTAGTGTTATTCACACGTCCAGCGTTCACGATGATGATAGTGTGACATTGGATTACGTGCCACCATCGTTCACGATTGCGACCGATGATACTACCGGCGACACGACATCAACGACGGAAGCTAGCGTATTCCAAGCATTCAACGACACGGAATATACACTAGGTGATACGGCCACACGCGTACTGCCCTTAAGTATCAATGTTTACTCGGATACCATGCTTGAATGTAATCTATGCCTAACAGTCAAAACCACGACGGCTGGACTACTCGAAGGCTATTTCCTTCTGAACGGTGAGAAGGCGGGACCGCGTATCATGCAGACATGCGCGGAAGGGTATGTCACTATCGGCCTCCCATTCCTTATTACGAACGTGAGCAGTAATGACCAAACCACGCTTGACTTGTATCTTAAGCATGGTGGTGCTGGTAGTCTCGCCATCAATGATGCGCAAATCTATATCAGTGCCAAGGGTGCGTATGGTGGTGTCACTAACGAACGTCCTGACCGACGCGTGGTTGACGCTGTGGAACGTTTTAAACGCGAATGGCGTAACGTTGAGGATGCAACGTCTATCACATTCCCGGAACGCAACGACACTACTGTTGTTGGAACTGTGGAACGGTTTAAGACGGAGTGGCGTGAATCTGAAGACGTGGTTAATCCGATTGTGTGGCTTGAGGATAAGACGCTCACAATCACTAACGCCGAGAATGATACCGTGTTTACGCTTATTCTGCCGGACAAGAGTCAACGTGAAATGTCTGCTGTTGTTGACGGGTCTACCTCGTTTGACTTGAGTACGCTTGGTTTGACTGGTTCGACTAAAATTGAGATAAAGGAACTTGACGTGAGTGTCACGGTGAAGCTTTGAAAGTGAGGGGAAATATTTTGAACGAGTCAGTGGAACGGTTGAATATCATGCCGCACGTGAAAGGTCACGTGGCCGTTGATGTGATGGAGGACGGGCGGATTGTAGACCATACTGAGCATGATAATTACGTCAGCCCGTTCGTTTATGAAGCGTTGCGCAAGTATGTTAACGCGCATTTCATGATGTTGCATGATGGACCGAATTTGTACAACCAAGGTTCCTTGTTTAGCCAATATGCGCTGAATAGTGCTTTTATTCTGACAGACTACGCGGGGCCGGTGAATACTCGGGAACGTGTGATTCATGGGACTCCACTGAGCTACGGTTATCACCAATATGTTTCGAATAATGCGAGTGAGTGTAGTTTCAATCAGGATGAATCATATCGCAAGGCGAACTCGTTGCGTTTCGTGTTTGATTTTTCAACCTCGCAAGGCAATGGCACGTTTCAAAGTATTTATAGTGGCCCATCCACGCGTAATCCAGAATATTATGCAGGATACATGCTTTTGGCAAGTAATGATGCTAGTTGGCCTGCTACTTACTGTGATGGCAAGATTTACGTGTCGAGCAGGGATAGTTTTACCGTGTTCACGGTGGATGATTGGATTACACGACTTAACGGTGGTGCGTGGGATAGGCAAACCGTGCAAGTTCCTAACGTCGGATTATACGACTATACAACGTTAACCGCGTATAATCATACTATTTATTGGGTTAACAACATGTCTGTTTACAGTGCGCCGGTGTCTGATTTAACTAACGTGACAACACATAATATTGGAAACCGATGCCAAGCGATTTCTTACTCCGCGATTCGTAACTCGTTTTTCATTTCTATTTCGCAGACCGAGGTAAGGGAATATTCAACCTCGTTCGAACTTAAAAAAACTTTCACCGGCAATTATGATGATTCGCATATTTCTGCTATGCCGGAGGAAAACAGTGTCCTAATCGGCAGTCGCGTGTATGACATTGATGATAATACTAACGCGTTGAAACCATGCGCCCGATGGCAAGATTCAGAAAGATTTTATGACATGTCGTTTATAGGCGCGTTCGCGTTAGCACATGGCATTTTCGCGCATACTGGCTTGTATCTTGGCACCCAGTATTTCAGTCGTGCCCGATTGGATAAGCCAGTGACGAAGAACAGCAGGCAGACCATGAAAATCACTTACGATTTCAACATGCCACCGATTGATTGGGAGCATTGATGGAAACGGCATTATTGTGCGCCATCCTCGGCAGTCAAACGGTAACTATTATCGTGCAATGGGTGTTAAATAAAATCGATGCGAAACGCAACCCGTTACGCGAGGGTGTGAAAGAACTCTTGTTCTGCAAGCTGAAACAGTTTGACGAACAGCGGGAACGTAACGGGTTCGTGCCAATTGCGGACAAGGAAACAGTTGAACGCGTCTACACCGCCTACCATGCTTTAGGCGGTAATGGTGTTGGCACTGAGATAACTAACAAGATTCGTACTTGCGCAAGCAGTAGGGAGGGAAAATGAAACAAAAGCCGAAACATAAGCGGTTTAAGCGGAGCATGGTCAGGCCGGTTGCCGGTCTGGCATTGAGCGCGACTATCATGCTGGCACCTAGTGTCGCGTTGGCGAATATGAATGGAGTGGACGTGAGCGGATGGCAACCCGCGAACATCACGCGCACTATTCCTGCTGATTTCGCTATCGTCAAGGCCACCGAGGGTGTGAACTTCACTAACACTTCGTGGGTGAGCCAGATTACTGGCGCTATCGAAACTGGCAAGCTTCATGGGTTGTACCATTATGCGAATGGTGGCAGTGCGATTGCGGAAGCCGACTATTTCGTTAACACTATCGGCTCGTATGTTGGCCGTTCCATGCTCGTATTGGACTGGGAAAGCTACCGTAACGCGTCATGGGGTAATGGCGGTTGGGTGCGTCAATGGGTTAACCGCGTGCATGACCGGACTAGTGTCTGGCCTGTGGTTTATGTGCAAGCTTCTGCCGTGTGGCAGATTCCGCAGGACGTGCGTCAACATTGCATGCTGTGGAAGGCTCAGTATGCGAGCAATGCCGTTACCGGCTATCAGTCTCAGCCGTGGAATGCTGGCAGTGCCGGTGAGGGCATGTTGCAATACACGTCTCATGGCATGTTGAATGGTTATGGTGGGTTCCTTGACCTTGACTTGTTCTTCGGTGATAAAACCGCTTGGGGTCGGATTGCTTGCGGTGAACGTAGTGGGTGCGTGCCGAACTCGTTCGCGAATACTGGCACCACTACCACGGTCAGGCATGATACGCCGAACACTACGTCTAATGGTGATGTGAATCAGATGGCAAACGACGTTATCGCAGGCAGATACGGTAATGGCGCGACACGCAAGGCTTTGCTGGGTGGCTATTATGATTCGGTTATGAGGATTGTGAATAATCGTTTGGGATGTGGTACGGCTCAATCCTCTACGCAATGCGTTTACGTCCAGTCTGGCGACACGTTAAGTTCGATTGCATCACGCTATGGTGGCAGTTGGAATGAGTGGACGGGCTACCGTTCCGGCAATCCGAACATCATTTATGCTGGTGAGCGTGTTTGCCGTCGCGGGTCTAGTGTTTACACTGGGGGAGCACGTCGCTATACCGTCCAGTCTGGCGACACGTTAAGCGGTATCGCGTCACGATATAAGATTAACGTGAGTCAGATTAAGGGCTATCGTTCAGGCAATCCTAACGTGATTTACCCGGGCGAAACCTTGTATTGGTGATTGGAGCAAATTATGGACATTACTCAGGCTGAGACTATCGCGGTTGCTATCGTCGGTTTGGTTGCTCCCGTGTTCGTGCAGGTTGTCAAGCCGATTCTGCCGGATAACATGACCGCCTTGTTTAGTCTCGCGGTCAGTATTGTGTTGGGCATGTTGGCTATCGCGGCTGTGGGCGGTTTCAACCACGGTTATACGTGGGGTGTTCTGCTTGTTGCTGTGATTGGTGTGTCGCAGACGGTTTACACTGCTGTTAATCAGGTGATGGGCGGCAAGCTCGGCAAAACGTTTGTTGACGAAAACGAGTTAGCATAGTATAATGTGAAGTGCTGAAAGTTTTGGCGATTGACTTTTAGTGCTGTCATTGAGAAGCCGCACGGTTTCCTTTCACCGTGCGGCTTCTCCTTTTTTAAATGTCTTTCAACCCGTCCCACGTTTGCACTGGGATGCTTTCGGGTCGTGCGAATCCTGACACGATTAATCCCAGCCGTTCGGCTTCTTTCACGTTCTCATGCACCCAACCGTGGCAACCGGTGGTACCTGACCCGCAGAGGGTTATGAGGTTCGAACTGGAATGCATTTCAGCATAGGGGTGCGAGCGTAAGCGCCGGTGGTGGATGGAGTAGCCGAAGGGCGTGTATCTCACGTCCCGTCCGCATCTCACACACCGGTAGTGGTCACGTTCCAACACGAGTTGGCGGGTTCCTTCGGTCGGGTTTTTCTCTTTTGGTTTGCCTTCTTTCGCTAGCATTATTCCTCCGATTGCTCCACGCAAAATTCTGCTAATTGCGCGAGTACAACCGCCAGCATGGCGTAGCTGTTCTTGCTGTTGGTTTCGGCTTCCCCAATCGTGTAGGTTTGTTTTTCATTATTGGTGGTGTAGCGTAGTTTTTCTTCCACCATTGAGTCGGCTAGTTCAACGCTGACATGCACAATAACTTCTGGCATGTTTTTCATTTTGTTTCCTCCCTTGGTTGGAATAATATGACTTGTTCGCCTTCATCGTCGAAAATGGTTGCAGTGTACCCGTTGTCCACTGCTTTTCCTGCCATTGCTACGGCTTGTTTGAATGTGTAGCATACATATTCGGTACCGTTGAATTTTACTACATACATGTTTTATTCCTTTCGTTGGGTGCCCCGCCCGTGTGGGCGGGGGCGGTGGTGTCAGTCGCAGAGTTCTTCAATCTGTGCTTCATATGTGGTGTCATAGCTGGTTTCATGGAACTTGCTGACGCGTCCGAACGTGAAGCCGTACTTGCGTTCACATTTGCGACGGATTGAACGGAGGATGTTCTTTGTTTCCACTGCTTCACTGTGGAAGGTGTAGAAGGCGTTGAGTTCTGGGATGTCGATGGTTTGCTTGCCGTAGAAGTAGCTGATGTTGATTGTTGCGGTGGTCATTTTGGTTTGTCCTTTCTTGTTTGGTTGGTAATTACATAATACACCACTTGGTTATGCGCCACGCCGACGTTCGACAAACACGCCCCAACACATCGGATACTTCAGCGGCACAAGTCGGGACACGCGATAGTCAGCGCCATAACGCACTTCAGCAAGCCGAGCAATAACCGCGTGCGCTCTCTCCCTTGCTTCGGCAACACGCTTGTCATAGCCACGCTTGCGCTTCTGCCAACCGTCGCTAGTCCTCTCATACACCTCCCATACGACACCGTTTTCCGAATAATGAGACTGCACGCGATAGTCGTAAGCGTCAACGTTCCTATATTTCACCATATCCCCCTTTTTAGTACATTTCCGCGAGATGGCGAGTGAACGCGCATACGCTGACTGCCGTCAGATAGCCGCGTAAACCCGTCTTCCTCGCCATGAGAAGCCACACTGGGAAAGTGATGAAGGGTGCGAGACACCAACCACATGTAGCGAGATTACGCAGACTGAAGGCTTGCAGTGCTTTGTGTCTCTGTCCCTTCGTTTCGTACTGCGTTTCGACTGTGTTGAGAGCGTCTAACCATGCTCTGCGCGCATTCTTTAAGGACATGCCGAAACCGTCCGTTGTCTGGATGCAAGTATTAAGGTACCCGGCGACTAGTCCGGCTTGTACTGCTTTGTTCATTTCTTTGCTCCTTTGCGGTAGGTGTAGAGTGCCGCCAACATGCACGCGACACCGATAATATTAATGAAGTTCATGTTTTCGCTCGCGGATAGCGCGATTCCGAAGAGAAAGAGCATCGCTACGAATCCGTCGTTTTTATTCATTGTAGATTTCTTTCATTAGTGGTGCCCCGCCCTTGCGAGCGGGGCGGTATGGGTTACTTGGTGTGGGCTTCATACTGCCTATTGAACCATTCAGTATATTCTTCACGGTTTTTGAATTCGTGCTGTTCGCTCTTGGCTCCGAATACTGCACTGCCCTTGTGGGGTTCGTTCCATATTTCCAGTACTGAGACGCTGTGGTCTTCGTTGGTGTTGACGACGATGCAGTAACCGTTGATGTTGTGGAATTCGGTGTTCATTTTGTTTGTCCTTTCGTTTGTTGGTAATTACATAATACAATAGTTTGGGGTACGACACGCCGGGAAACAGAAAAGGGAACCCACGAAATTCTTCGTAGATTCCCTAATCTCAACGACTGCAATACGTCAAACACTGCACCTCAAGCGCATCCAAATGACGATAACACACACCGTCAAACACGAAAAAAGGCGCGGTAGAATACTTGTGAGCCTTGTGCAAAGTCCAGTAACGGCTGTTACCCGGCTGAACGACCATGAGGGCAATTATAACGCCCGTTTTCTTCTTGATTCGTACCACCATTTTTCGTAGTTCGTCAATCAATTCACGGTGTTTGCATCCCGCGCAATCGTCGAAGACCGCGTAAATGACACGTCGTGAAATGCTCACCAGTCCACACCTCCCAGTTTTTGCAGTTCGTCAATGAGAGTTAACGTCTGCAATTCTTTTGTTTCCTGCGCTTCGATTTCACTTGCAACACTCCGACGGTCAACCTCGAACACCTCATGTTGCAGACTGCCGTAAACCCTATCGTCGAGCATGGTGAAATACACCGTCTGCAAGTCAGGGTTAACGACAAAATACTGAAGCACTTGAGTCTGGTATTGTTCCGGGATGAAGTCGAACTCACGACGCGATTCCAGAATCTCCGGGAATAGTTTGAGAGCCAACGACTGCAATTCATCACGCTGACTACTCGGAGTTTCCGAATCATTCAACAGCTGGAATACACGGAACGGGACAACCGTCTGCAAATGGTATTTCGTGCCCAAACTTTTCGCTTCAAACGCGAACGTGGGATTATATTCCAGCCCGTTAATATCGATTTGCGGCTTGGCGTGAGCGTCAGGACTGACCGCAATACGGTCATCCACGTCACTTACCCACATTCCAGTGTCGAATTCAACAACGTCGGTGGAAATGTCAAGTTTCTCGCACGCCATCATGATATTAGTGTTTTCCAAACGGTGGCCGCGTTCCATTGGCGGTTCCCCGTCCTGCTGTTCCGCAATCATATCGGCGAGGAATTGCCAGAAATCGAGGTTGACTTTCAACCGTTCGTTATCTCGTTTGGCTTGTTCGGCTTTCACTCGATACTCTTCGGCCTTTTCTTCTGTCTTTGCCTTGTCTGCCATGGCTTCGAGCTTGGCCACGTCCTTTTGGGCGTAATGTTCGAGCGCGAGTGTTCCGGCTTTGGTGCCCGTGATTTTACCAATTCGCGCGTCCAACCATGCTTGCGTGTCCTGCGCTTGAGAAACGTTCAGAATCTTCATTTTAGTTTTCCTTTCTTACCGGTAATCCATCTTCCGTTGTTGCGAGCATGTATGCTTTCAACAGTGTGTCCGCTATTTTTTGCCGTCGTGCGGGCGGGATGCGTCTGAGTTTGGTTTCCCAATGCGCGACTTGGCATTGCCGTACACCGTACATTCTTGCCATTTCACGCTGGCTGATACCGAACGCGTTGCGCAAATATTTCAACAATTCACTATCGTCCAAAGAGTTAAGATAACTATTCCGACTGTTGACGGTGCGGAGATTATTTTCATGGTCGAGCGTGAATAGATTGCCGTTTTTTGACTGGATAAGGTAGGCGTAAACGTCTTCCTTGATTCTGTATTCTCGCTCTCCGGCGACGGTTTTGAATGTGATGGGCATGGCTCCCGGCCATAGTGTGAGTCTCATTTATCTTCTCCCCTCATGCAAGCTCTTCATTATAGAAGACGTATGCGATTCCGTTGACAATGTTAAATTGCCCTCGCACAACGTTTTTGTGAATTGTCGGTTTGATTCCAGCCAAGTAGAGCAAGTCTAGTGCGTCCTCTCTGGAATTTGGGTAGATTGCGATTTGTGGCGTGCAGTCTTTTAATTCAATGTTCGGTGAGTCTTCGGCCACTTTGTCAAGCTGGATTAGTGTCTCGTTAAGGAATCTGACGTATTGGGCGAGGGTTATTGTATCTTTCATTATTGTTTCTTTGGTTAATGGTGCCCCGCCCTTGTGGGCGGGGATGTGGGTTGGTTTAGAGTGCGTGTTCCTTGAGTAATTCAGTGAATTCGTCGGGGTCTACCTGCTCGTAATTGTCGTAGCCGTTTATATAGCAGATGTCAAGAAGGTCTTTCGCGGCTCCGTAGGTGTCCCAGTCACCGTCATCCTCACCGCAGTTTCCAAGGTAGTCGATGATGTAGTCTTCTGCGGTACTAAGGTTGATTTCCATTTTGTTTGTCCTTTCTTTGTTCGGTAATTACATAATACAACAGTTTTGGTTACGACACGCCGTACTAGAGATAATCCATGACAACGAGACCAATACCCGCCAAACCAATAAGGATGTTAGCCAATGCGAGAAGAATCATAAGACTATCCTCGCATTGAAACGCCACTACCAAAACAACAGCGGCCACAATCGTAAGCACTAAGAAGCCGCAGAATATAGCCACCTTTTTCACTTATTGCCACCCTTGCTGATAGCCTGACGCAGAAGCATAACGTCATGCTCGGTCAAGTCCTGAGGCTTACGCACCTCATGACCGAACTGCGATGCCAGAGCGCTGACGTAGAAGCCTAGATTGGTTCCAGCGGCCTGAGCCATGTCGTTAAGGTCATTGACTTCTTGTGCTGTGGCCTTGCGTGGCTGCTGTGGTGCGGAATAGTCTCGCATGGCGGCACCGTCGTCGTCCTTGTCTGGGAAGATACCAAGGGCGGCGTAGAGGGAGTAGCGTCGCGCGTAGGTTACTGCGGAGCCGATTGCCTGAGGGTCGGGTACCACAATGAATGGGTAGTCGCCCACGTTCAGTGTTTTTTCAGCGTCGAAAATGATTGTTTCTACCGTGCCGTAGCTCACTTTGTCGCCTACCGCGCCCATGCGTACCACCTGCCGGAAGGCTAACTCATGCTTGGCGAAAATAGGCTTGATGGTTTTGAGAATGGTGGAGAGATTCAGGTATTTGTAGGTGCGTTGTCCAGCGTTGGCTGTTAGGTCGGTGACGAAGTTGGGGACTTCGTTGAGTACTGCCATATATTTTTCTTCGAGTTTCATTATTGTTTCCTTTCATTAATGGTGCCCCGCCCGCGTGGGCGGGGCTGGATGTCGTTTATAATGCGTTTTCGGGGAGGGTGTCGAGGTAGTCTATTGCATCGTACATTCCCTCGGTGGTGTATGGGAAAAGCTTCTCATAGCAGTGGCTAGAATAGTGTTGGCCGCGCTTACGGTAATCCCTGCGAAGTTCTTCGTCGGTCTTGGCGACTTCCCAGTGAACGCGAATTACTCGATGTATGTCTCCCTTGCGGGTAGTGTACACGTCAAGATTTTTAGTGATATAGAGCTTCTTCTTGGTGCCCATCATGTTATCGAAGATTTCGAAGAGGTTGAAACGGAGGTTTTCGGTGGTCATTTTGTTTGTCCTTTCTTTGTTCGGTAATTACATAATACATCACTGTTGAGTACGACACGCCGAACTAGGAAGAATCTCACCCAAACAACTCAACCCCCGCGCGCTATCTAACCCCCTGAACCGCTTAGCGGCCTGCGTAGATTCACCAATCGTCCGCCCGCTCAACCGGTTGCGCCGATACTCCCAACTTGCCTCACCCTCGATGCCTAACGCACGCATTTCATGCATAATGTCACCTTCTGTCGGATTATGGTCTCGCTTCCATCTGCGCCAAAACGCGTTCAGGTCGGCGGGCATGAGATACGGGCGCTTCTTCGCATATTCCGGGCTTGCGAAAAATTGGCGTATGGCTTCTTTCGCCACGTCTAATCGCATGTCAGTGGCTAACGCTTCCATCCATGCGGCCACTTGGATTTCGGTCACAAGACGGTTATCAAAGGCGCTGGCATAAGTTAGGAGTGCTTGCACTTGCAGTTTATTCATTTCTCGTATTCCTTGAATTCAAATTGCATTAATTTCACGACTTTCAACATGCCGTCCAAGTCACTTTTCCTAAGGTATAGCCAGAAGAGACCTTCCGCATAGGTGGTGGCTTGACGGGCAAGGTCTAACATGGCGTTCATGTAGAGACGGCACTTGCCCACTTGCATGAGATTGTGCGCGTCCAATGGTTCTCCATCGATTTGCAAACGACATTCCTCGCCATTGTCGATAGCCCTCTGTAGATACCATTCTGCTTTCTGCAAGTCCTCCAATGGGCACCCCTTAAGTCGGTACCGCCACACGTATTTTATCGCGTTGCCTACGCAAAAGCTGTGATATTGCGCGACTTCAATGCATTCGCAAGGCTTCGTGTTGTCAGTGTAGTGTGCTGGATGATTGATATTGTCCATGAGTGTTTCCTTTCAAAATTGCGGTGTGATTGAGTTCAGAAAATCGTTAAGGTAAAGACAGTAGTCTTCTTGGATTGAATCGTGCGGCTGTGTCTGGTAGTCCCCGTGTTGCCATTGAATGCCGCTTGAGAATTTCAGTCGCCTGATTCCAGCAAGGTACACGAGTATCGTATTGTGGACTTTATCAATCGTCCAGTTTACGGGAGCTACAACGTCCATCATGTAACTTTTAGATTGTGCCCCGCTTCTCTGCCGGTTTTCTAAGCCTTTCCATGCTGAGAGCCATACGCGGTAGCGGACTATTTTGGGATTGTCTTGCACGGTTATTGCGGTTTCGAATATTGCCGTGTCTTTTGTCTTGTCGCACTCAACGACGGAATGCATGTCATACGGGGGTATGTCGTTGAATAGTGTCAACATTATGGGTTTCCTTCCAATTGGGTGCCCCACCCTTGCGGGTGGGGCGGGTGTTTTCATGCTTTGCGTTCGTAAACGTCTACGTCGTAGCCGCCTTCAGTGGTGTAGTCCGGTTTGAATTTGCCAAGTTTGTATCCTCGTTTGAGCATTTCAAGTCGGAGGGTGAATAGGATGCCTCCCACACGGTTCAGGTTTTCAATGTCGAAGTTGATTCCGTTATCGATGTTGCGGACGTGTGCGGTGGCGTTTTCTTCGTCGATAATGACGTATGCGTCGCAGATGTATTCGCCTTGATTGTACGGCTGGAGTTTAACCATTTTAGATTCCTTTCTTATCGGTTGGTAATTACATAATACACCACTGTTGAGTACGACACGCCGGAAAACAGAAAATGCCCGCCGAAACAAATCAGCGGGCATAAATGAGAATCATTATCAATAAGCGAACTTGACCGGCACTAGCGGGAACGCCCCAGCACCAAACGTCGAGACAACAAGAGACCATGTGACATGAGACGCGGGTAATCCATCGCTCCAAACACGGTTTAGCGGCTCAGTCCCATACTTTCCATCATCAAGAGTGGGACGGCGCACACTCCAATCACCCTTTCCGTCACGGTAGAGCAGTGTGCCTGTCTGAGTGATGTAATAGCCCTCCTCCGCTGGCATTTCCTGCATCGTCTTCACGTTTTCGGGAAAACGATAATTGAGTTCGTCTTGCAATGCTTTCATCTCGTTTTCATCACGGAACCTTAGTACGACCTTCCAACCGTCTTCCGTCGTAGTAGCGGCCAAGTCTCGCAATGAGTTGATAACAATAGACTCCGGATTCGTATACGCTGTGACCTTAATCATTTTTGTCCTTTCACTTGTAAATTGGGGTAACGCTCACATGAGTTAACGGGAATGCTTTGGCACCAAGCTTCTTGATTATCTTAAGCCAATCGGTCTCGTAATCCTCTTCGTTTTCTCCCAACACGTTCACTAGCGATGGGCAAGTGTATGGCTCCCCGCCGTAGAATGTTCTGATACTCCAACTACCCTCGCTATCCTTGTTTAGAAGCAGTCCGGTTGTGGTAAGGTATAGGCCTTCTTCTTCGGGTTCATTGAATTTCTTGTCAAGTTTGATATTTTCCGGGAAAATATTGTCGAGTTCGTTTTGGAGTGCCATTAAATCTTCCGTTGAATAAAACTCAACATCTAGACACCTTGTATGCTGTGAATTCAGATTTTCGTTTATAGTCGCCGCTTTGACACCATCGACACGGAGGCTGTTAACGCCATTCTCGTAAGCACAACGGGATACTGTGATACTCATTTTTCTGTCCTTTCATTCTGAAAACGGGGTAATGTTTACACGAGTTAGTGGTAGTGCGACTTTGGTTAATTTTTCGATGACATTTTGCCATTTCGCGTTGATTAAATGTAAGTGGGTTGGGTCCCATGCCAAGTATGGTGTAGTTGAGTCTTTGAATCGTATGACGCTCCACCCCCATTCATCTTTTAAGAGCAGTATTCCAGTTTGCGAGAGGTAATACCCTTCTTCTTTTGGTTCTCTGAATTTTTCGTTTACTCTGACGTTTTCGGGGAAAAGATTATTTAACTCGTTTTGGAATTCTTTCAAATCGTCCAAGTTGCTGAATTGCAGTCGCACGGTGTTCGTGGGATTGCATTTGTCTCGTTTTGCTCCGTGGATGGTTAGTGTTTCGCAGTCTGCGAATGATTGGTGGCTTACTTTTATTGGCATTTCATGTCCCTTTCATTTGTTGGTTATTTTACATTATCGATTATACATGGTTACTGACGCGACACGCCGGACTCAATTCCTTATAACGTGATAGACATTACTTGCATCACCACCGTTATCAAGCTTGCGCTTACTGATGACTATGAAATCCTTTTTCTCAAGCGCCCTCAATGTTTTGATTACGGTTTGCTTGCTGAGCATACTCGCCCTGCTAAGCGTTGCCAGCGACGGGGAGCACTTTCCGTTCTCGTTCGTCCTGTCTGCCAGCTCAAAATAGATTAGCTTCTCGTAGGCGTTCGAGAAGCGGTTGTTGCTTACTATCCAGTGTAAATACTCGTTTGTCATCATTTTTATTTCCTTTCCTTAATTATCTCTTAGAGGTTACTCACTTGATTTTGTGGCACTCCCCGCCTCAATCTGGAAGCCGAAAAGGTCAGGTTGCGACTGCATCGCTTGAGTAAGATTCTGCATGTTACGTTCCGCGTTCGTGGCTGGCTTGCGAGCTTGCGGAGGGTCGGGACGGTATTCATCATTCCACCGTTCCCCATTGAGCCACGTGGCAAAATTCGGAATAAACCGGGTTTCCGTGTTGGCGCACTGTGCGGCAAATGCTTGCACCTTGGCTAGGAGGAAAGCACTGTTCGTGCCTACTTTTGCTTTACGCCATGCCTTGTAAGCGGCCATCTTGGCTACATGCTTCGGGTAGATTGTCCACAGTTGTTCGAATGCGTTCGGGTATTCTTCGCGCTTATGTGGCGCGGGTTCCGTCGGTGCGGGTTCGCGTGTGGGTTCTACCGTGGTAGTCGATTCTGGAGCTTGGTAAAACGTTTTATCTTTCTCCTTTAGGAATACGTGTCGTGGCTCTTGTGTGATGTGATACAAGTTGGTTTTTCTGGTGCCATCCTCGCAGAAGCGAGTTTCCTTGGTGATAAGTCCTTTTGCTTCAAGCCCTCTAAGAGCATTGATAACGGTCTGCTTTGAGCACTTGCACTCTTTGCTTAGAAGAGCAATGCTTGGATAGCAAAGGTTATTGGCGTCGGAATGGTCTACGAGCGTGATATACACAACCTCTTCACTCATTGTGTCAAAGTAGTCTCCTCGTATGACCCAGTGTCGTATGGCTGTCCATCCTGATTCTCTATCGTTCATACTGTTGATTGTATCACAACTTTTGAAATTGTGCAATATGTGTTTTCTTCAATGTGTTAGCTTAAAACAATGGGTCTTCTTACGTTCCTTATTTTTGACCACCACTAATTCCACATTTTTGACCACCATGGTCAAAAATACGTAACTGGATACTTATTTTTTACTATGCGACATTGTGTTACATCTCTTAAAAGTTGCAAAACATACAACTAGTGTGATATAATGTATACATGAGTTTTTTAACAACAAGTGATATTGCTAACACTTATGGTGTCACCATCTCCGCTGTAAACAAGTGGATTCATGAAGGAAAACTACAAGCATTTAAGATTGGAGACCAATGGAGAATTAGTGAGGAAAATCTACAAAAATTCCTAACCACGAAACCGCGAAGGAAAACCAAGTGAGTAGGTTATCCGCTGAAGGTGAAATTGAATGCTCGTTGAAAGCACATATCACCCAGATGCAGGACTACGACCTTACCCCACTGCAAGAGCAAATAGAGGAATTTCGAAAGCCTAAACGCAAACGTCCACTAACCGCCCACCAACGAGAGCTTGAACGGGCACGTAAACGCCGATACTATCAAGCCCACCGCGAGGAACGGTTACTGCATGACCGCGAACAATACGCGCAAATGAAAAAAGAATATCCCAGAAAATACGAGGAACGCTTAGCGCAGATACGCGAATATAAGCGTTCGAAACGATTGGAGCAAAACAAATGAACGACCCTATTCTGCTAATCGAACACGGACGACTCACCGGCGAGCCTGAATTGAAGACCACGAAGACGGGTAAGCGGATTCTGCAATTCACCGTGGCCGGTAACGGGTCGCACAAGGATAAGCAGACGGGCCAGTATGTTGATGATTGCCAGATTTTCATCCGCTGTACCGAATGGGATGTTAACCGCGCCCAAGCCTTGCAAAAAGTGTTGCACAAGGGCAGTGAGGTACGTTTGGAAACCGCTTTCAACTACTCTTGCGGTACCGACCAGAACGGACAGCCACGAGTGTATTTCGATGCTCGATTCCCCAAGCTTACCGTGTATCCGCCTCGTCCGCCGAAGACTCCGCAACAGCAGACGCCGACTAGCCCGTCCAATTTCGACGACTTTGACAATAGTGACGCTTGGGGTGAAACCGCATTTTGAAAACCAAAACGTTAACGTTTAACGCGTATGGCATGACTCCCGCACCTAAAGGTAGTTACCGGTTCGTGCGGGGGCATGCCATCCCAATGAGTAAGCGTGAGAAGCCGTGGCGTGGCCTAGTGACTGATAATGCGCGTATTGCGATGAATCGGGAACAGTTCACACAGTTTGCCAAGGATGTTCCCGTGTCGGTGCGTATCACGTTTTTGATGCCGCGTCCTAAAACTGTGAAACGGCATATGCCTACCGTTCCGCCTGATATTGATAAGCTGTGCCGTGCCGTGTTGGACGCGTTGACTGATGCGGGAGTGTGGGTGGATGATAGTCAGGTGGTTGACCTAGGAGCAACTAAAATCTACGCGTCCGGGATTCATATTGGCGCGCATATCACAGTAGAAGGATTAACACATGAAGAAGCTTAAACAGAACATCGGCCATATCATTGGCAGTATCACGGCCGTGCTAGTGCTGGTTGATTTTGCGTTGGTGATGCTTCTTGCTTGTATCATGCTGTTTCGACTCATTTTAAAGGTGTTAGGCTTATGGGCTTGACGTGGAAACAGCTGGAAGCGTTGAGTATTCCGCATAATTCGGCGCCAATTGACTTGAATGACCCTGAGATAAAAACCATGATTGAGGAATGCCGTAAGCCGCATGGTGTGCAACTTGAATTGGAGGTGTTTGACGATGGGTGTTAAAAAAGGAATGGTTAACAATCCGACCGGGAAAGGTGGGTTCGGTGACCATCCCGAGAATGCGGCCCATGGCCGGTGGCACAAGGAAGACAGTTACACGTATAACGTCAACCGCTATGGACGCATGACTGATATTGAACTGCAAGAGGTCATCTTGCAGGCAAAGGGCGGGGAGCTTACGCAATTCCAGCGTGCCGCATTGCAGACAGTATTGGACATGCAAAAGAAGGAAGGATGGAAGAAGCTAGTGGACACCGTTGACCGTGTTGACGGCAAGGCATTGCAACCGGTGGAACAGACGGTTAACGGATACGTGCCGCCTACTATCAACATCGAGTTTGTCAAGGGGAATGAAGATGAAAACTGATTTTTGGACGGTACGTGAATGGCTTGAATTCGTCCAGCATCCAGCGGATGACATGAGCTATGCCACTGTCCGTTTTGGCCGGTTTGTGTGGGATAATTGGCGGCTTACGCGCGGCTCGAACACTGTCCGCATGGTGAGACGCAATATCAAGGGTGTCCGCTCTGGATTGATGAAAGCATACCCGAGGACACAGAAAGCGTATATACTCCGTCTATACATGATTTGGCGTGATAAGGAGAGTAGAAAATGAGTCTTGAAATCATTGAAATGCCTGTCGCTGACCTTGTACCGTATGCGATGAATGCCAAGTTACACCCTGATTCGCAGGTGGCACAGATTGCGGCCAGTATTGAAGAGTTTGGTATGAATGACCCAGTGGCGGTTTGGCATGACAAGGATGGCGCGCCCATCATCGTTGAGGGTCATGGCCGCGTGTTGGCCTTGCAGAAGCTCAAGCGCAAGACGTGTCCAGTTATTTGCTTGGATGATTTGTCTGACACACAGCGTCGCGCCTACACCCTCGTCCATAATCAGCTGACGCTTAATTCAGGTTGGGACGCGGATAAATTGGAAGCCGAATTAGAGAATATTTCCAATGATATAGAGCTGAGAAAATTTGGTTTGGAATATGACTCAGAAAAAGACATTATAGAGGCTGACATAGACACGATTAACGATATTCATGCTATTCAGGTCAACGTAAATACCGAAGACGAATTAGAGGAAGTATTCCAAAAACTCACGAAAGAAGGATATAATTGCAAGATAATAACCATCTGAAAATAGACATTACACGCACTTCACACCCACCCATTAACGATTTCAGAGTATCCACTATTCGCTCTGATTTTGACTACAATATACCGGAGATTACCGAACATTTCCAAGGGGAGATAATTATTCCTGATAAGTGGAATATTGGCGTTATCGTCGGTTCTAGTGGTTCAGGCAAAACCACTATAGCAAATCAACTGTTTGGAAATTGCTTCGTACAATTGCCTGAAAAACGTAATCCATCGGTTGTAATGGATATGCCGGAAGTGCATTCAGTGTCGGATATTACTAAGATGTTCACGTGTCTTGGCTTTTCTAGCGTTCCATCATGGCTCAAGCCGTATGGAATGCTGAGCAATGGTGAGAAAATGCGAGCTGACTTGGCGTACACGTTGCTTTCCGTCGATTCTGATACTCCGGTGGCTTTTGACGAATTCACGAGCGTGGTGGATAGGGACGTTGCCCAAAACCTTTGTATCGCCTTACATAAAAGACTGCACCTCTTCGGTGGGAAATTCATCGCGGTTACATGTCACAGAGATATACTTGATTGGTTACAGCCGGATTGGGTCTATGACACTGACAAATGCGAAATGCTAGACCTAAAAGTTTCAAGCCCACTCCAAGAAAATTTACAATCCGAAGATGTGAAAGAAGCGAGTGGGCGAGATTTAAGCGTTATCACTATTTAACCTCCGCACTGTCTCCCACGGCTAAATGCTATGAGCTTTTCCATGGGACTATGCCTATTGGCTTTTGCGCTGTGATATTCAATCCCAAAAGGACTGGTGAGGCGTATAAGCGAATTCACCGTATTGTGATTCACCCGGATTGGCAGGGGATAGGGTTAGGTCGGTTATTCGCCACGCGGATAGCGCATATGGAGAATGACTCGTATGATGTGTTTTTGCAGACAAGTAACCCGGCCATGAAAAAAGCGCTTTTGCATTATGATGCTTGGCGTTTTGTGCGTAATGGTTTCACACCTTCCCCGGGGAAGACTTCTCGCTGTAAAGATTTATTCAAAACGTTAAGACGTGTCAAAACTGCAAGTTTCGTGGTTAGGAAAAATCACTGATTCGGCGTGTCGTGTCTGTGTGACATGATATATTATTTCTTGTCAAGCAATTGACATATATATATAATTTAATTCCCGTCTAGTTTTTTCCTTTCATTTTGCGCTAGACGGGGCTGGAACGTTGCGCGAGTGGTTTAAGCGGGCACCCTGCTAAGGTGCTAACTGGCAACGGTTCGGGGGTTCGAATCCCTCACGTTCCGCAATCCTAACGTGAGCCTAGGATAAGCGTTAGGCGGTTGAGTACACTACTCTTGCAGTGACTCAGACGAAATATAAAAGGGCGGCTAGTGAGCACGGTCGATAGTGAGGTAACATGTGCTCTCCGGTCAACGGTTGGCGGTCGATAGGATTGCGGCGGTAGCCCGCTAAAGTTCAAGCTGACCAATTTTCCCGTGGTGTAATTGGTAGCACGGCAGTCTTTGGAACTGCTTGTTTTGGTTCGAGTCCAGACGGGAGAGCGAGACGCGGTAGATGCTAGGCACCTGTCGTGTATCGCACGTCTAGCGTGCGATAGGGCTGTAGTTCAATGGAGAGAACAACTAGCTTCGTCCAGCGCATGTTGCGGGTTCGAATCCCGCCAGCCCCCGAGCCGAGCGCCTATGAACATTATTGGTATGAGAGATAATGGAATGCGCCGAAATGCTCCCAGCTTGCGGCACTGGCTGGCATGAGATTGCGACTCATACATGTGATAATCCCATGGCATGTAAAGTAAAATTACAGCCCCTCTAGTCGCGCGATTAGAGGGGTGTTTCCATATCACCACTAAAATACGTATTATGAAGATTCCAGACGATTACGCTAGCCTTTTCTGGTGGACTCACTCACTCACACCGTCCGCCCGCTATTACGTTTTCGAGGGGGGGCGTAGCTCCGGTAAAACCACGACCATATGCCAATCGTTAGTATTGCGTGGTGCTGTCCAGCCTATTCGCGTGTTGTGCGCGCGAGAGTACCAAAACTCGATTAATGAATCAGTGAAGAAGAGTCTGGAGGACTCGATACGACTGCTTAACCTTGACGGGTACACTATCACCAAAGACGCGATAGAGCACGAGAATGGCACTAGTTTCGTATTCAAGGGCTTGCATAATGACCTAGAAACCACCGTCAAGGGTCTAGAGGGTATTGACGTGTGTTTTATTGATGAAGCGCAATTCATCTCGAAGCATTCGTTGGATATTCTTCTCCCGACTATCCGCAAGGAAAACAGTACGATTATTTTCGCCATGAACCCGCTGACACCTAAAGACGAGGTTATGCAACGCTTCGTATGGGATGCGAACGAACAAGTCAAGGCTCGAACCATCCACAAGCACGTCACCTACCGTACAGCGCTCAAGGCTGGACTACTACCGCGGGAAGTATTGCAACAAGTGCAAGAGGCTAAAGGGTCTCCCGATTTCGCACACATATGGGAGGGCAAACCGACCGATAACGTGCTTAATCGTATTATGTCGTGGCAACAATTACAGTCAGCTGAAACCACTATTATGCCTGACGGGGGCATAACGTTCGGCGTTGACGTTGCACGACTGGGAGCAGACCGGACAGCAGTAGCAGTCAATAAGGGCGGCACTATTATCGATTTAGTTAGCTGGAACCACACGCGTTTAACGAACTCAGCACAGACCATTAGACAACTGGCAGACCGGTACAATCCTGTCGCTATTAATATTGATGACTGCGGTGTTGGCGGTGGTCTAACCGACATGCTTATTGCCGATGGGTTACCGGTTCAGCCGATTAATTCCGCTTCCCGTGCCAAAGACAATGCGAAATATCCAAATATCAATAGCGAAATGTGGTTTACTTTCGCGGAAAAACTCACGAACGGTGACATACATTTTATTAACTCCTTGCCCGATAAAAACGATTTGTTCGAAGAACTAAGCACGCGTGAATGGAAACTGACCACGAAGAATCAACGTCAGGTGCAAGCGAAAGCGGATTACAAGACGGCAAATAATGTTGGCTCACCTGACCTTGCGGACGCTACACTATTGAGCGTGTACACGCCGGTTAAGTTGACAAGTTGGGATGTTGAGGTATTATAGAGAACGCCGGTAAAGCTTTGGTCCTTTTTTCTTTACCGGCGGTTGGTTGACTGGGATACGCCCTCGCAGTGATTGCGGGGGCTTCCTAGTATAATGGGAACCGTTATCAATAAGCCTATTGAAAGACGGTAACATTGTCTA